TTCGATTAGATATTTTTACTATACTATTGTCATCAGTACTCCCGTTTCCACTCTGAGGTTCGAATTTTCCTTCAAACCCAGACTGGTTGCCGTACCTCAGACGACATTCATCGCACAACCACTCATGTCCTTCCGATATTTCAATTAATCGGTCCTTAAGTGGTCTACAAAGAATGTCTAACGCAGACTCCTGTTGTTTGATTTGCTTTCTTAAAGCTTGTCGACGTGTCTGCCTTTTCGACGAGCTTTGTTTTCGGTTCTTATGTTCACTAAGCGCTATACATAATGAAGCTGGCGCACTCAACACAGCTCCCCGGGAATCGTTTTTGGCTGACAAAACCACTCTAAATAGAGTTAAGTCATACTGCACAAAGCCTTTAAGACTCAAGGTGAATTTGCCTTTACCCTGATAACACGCTAATGTTTGTCTATATGGTATCCAGTGTGCAGCAATAGTTTTGCTCTGCTCCGCAAGCTGACTATAAACAGCTCCGCCAATTTTATAGGGGTTTGGCGCGGCCCCGGCGTGGACCTAGAGGTCCAAATCCTCCATGAACAGAGGATTGGGAGTTGCAAACATTCGGTACTGCTTGCCATACTTTTCATTCCAAATTTGGATACGATCAGCATATGACAATTTCAGACCTTTAACAAGATGTGAAAAATTATGTTTCTCACTTATCTGTTGCATCTCCTTTCTCCTTCGTTCATAAACCTCTTCCCCATGGTTAAACCATTCATACAGATTATGATCAATATTTGTAAATAGTGCTTCTTCCACTGTTATCCCACATCCTTTGGGTCTAATAAAACAGTGTAATGATTTAAAAATAGACTCTTCTATCAAAGCACCTACATGTTGATTAAGCTCTGGTATGAGTACACTTTTACGTTTAAGAAATTCAAATTCATTTGGCGGTAAAAAGTCAAGTAATTCACTCTCCTTATCCGGCATAGTATAAACTTGTCCATAACTTGCTAAAAATTCAGCAATACCCTTAATTGTAAATTTATCTTCTTTGGGGTGTACTGACCCTATATTGTCATCACCATATGTCATAGCGGCAACATAATCACGAAATTTCCTACGTGTCTCAAAGTCTTTACAGACATGCTGAGTGTAGTAATAACAACGTAAATTTAAACTACCACAAATTCCATTGATAATCACAGTCAGTGAATTCCCCGAGATATGTGTACCTTCGGTTAACCCGATCAAATCACCATTGAAAGCAATATAAGCAAATACTATA